GCAACTAATATAAATAATAAACAATATGTAGTATCATTTAATAGTACTGGGCGTAAGGTAAAATTCCACTCAGCGTTACGAAGCACGGATTTGAAAGTGTGTTTGATACCATATTGCACAAATGTATATACGGATAAAAATATAACTACACTAATATCTAATTATAAGAAATATTTATCGGTAGATGAAATAAATGGATGGTTTGATGTTCGAAAAATTTTAATAAACTTAGAGTTTTTAAAAAAAATGATATTATCGTCTGAATTTTTGTTAGATGCTATTGTTAATATGTTTAAAAAAATACAAGAGGTGTGTGGTGGTTTGTGGGAATTCAATGTTATTGAAAAGGATGGTAAATATTTCGTAGTAGATTTGAACTGTAAACAAAATACCTCGTCCGAGTTAAAAGACATTGAATCAAAGATATATGAATTTGACGCGTTTGGATATGCTGACGGGAACAATCCGATAATAAAAACCATATCTATAATGTCTAAATACAGCCCACAGGCAGGATTGAACAATTTTTTTAAATCTCAAAATAACGCAAATAGAAACAAGTCATCGGACGTGGTATTATTTAATAAAATGTATGGACTGTCAAAAACTAATTTTGGAGGTGATAATCCTAACGCAAAGGATATGTTTTTAGCAGATACACCAATAGTAACTACTAGTGGATATGACGATACGTTACAAATTACCTATGATAAGTCATCCGATTTCATAATGAAAGAACATGCGATAGACCCGGAAAATAAGGTGAGGGTTGTACAACACAATTTAGAGATATTTTTACCAATAAAAAATAAGTATAATTTTATAGTGAATGGGTTGAATGCACATGGGATGGATGGTATGAAAACGGCTATGTTATATGAATTTGAACTTAGTGGTACAAATATGATTGTTGATCGATCTAAAACAAGTGTGTCCGATGATTTTCCAATATTGATTCCTATAGAATTGGATTTGGAAATTGGTGGTATTAGTGGCATACGTATTGGAGATACTTTTAAAATAAAAAATTTACCGAGTATATATGAGAATATATCATTTTTTCATGTTATTTCACTGTCAGATTCTATAACAAAGGATGGTTGGTCAACAAAAATAAAGGCAGTATTTAGAAGGAAGACTATATAATGAATATACCGGTATTTCATAAAAATATAAGAGACGAATTAAAAAATAATAGAAGTAACTATTTACAAGTTTCTGGTAGAACCGCGTTCGTTCGAATGATTCCTGGATTTTCTACAACGGGAAATCATACAGAAAAATATATAATATCATCCATATCTACCGCGACTGGAAATTCATATAATTTTGAATTTAAGAATATATACACTCCGGGTGCTAATTTTAGAGCAATACCTGGCATAAAAGATATTTCTATAGAATTCAAAAATAAAATGGGAACTGTTCGGAAGGCAACTATAAATTGGTTTTGTCCGTCGAAAACACAATTAGAGGAATTGTCTATATATTTCCTACAATCTGGACTTACTGTATATTTAGATTGGGGATGGATAAATACTAAATATGATAATTTAATACCCAAATTACCAGATTGGTTTATAAAAAATGACATAACCGTTACCAATATATATGATAAGATTGTTGGAAACCCGACGACAGATATAATGGGAAATATTATATATAAGCCAACAGGTTTAGTATTTGATACATATGGTAATTATGATGGGTTTATTGGTATAATAATGAATTTCTCATTTTCTATGAATCCAGATGGTTCATATGAATGTAAAACCGATATAGCATCTCCTGGGGTTTTAGGAGAAGGAATTGCTACCGATAATGTTGTGCACACCGGAATTAAAGATAAATCTCCAGTAAATAATTTTATGGAGTATCTAAAAAATAAATTCTATCCACAGTTATTTGCGGATTCATTTAAGCAGTTGACGGGTGACAACTACATTACATTTTTGGATATCAATGAATACGCTAAATATTTCGCCGAGAAAGGTAAATATAAAGCAAATGCCGACGAGGCTGCACTACCAAGTCAATTAACTGATGAGCAATTACAAGAATTTATGACAGACTCTCCGAGTTATATTAGTTGGGGATATATTGAAGATAATATACTCAGTAATAGTATCAGTGGACTATCAGGTTTGACGTTTAACAGTGCTAACAGCCTCTTGGTGGCACGAAAAGACGTATACCCGATACTTAGGACTACTGACTTATCTACGTGCATTGTACCGTTCAATAATAGTAAATTTACTGATGTTACTATTGATATAAAAATACCCATTGAAAATTTTGTATCTAGTGGCGTGAGTTCCACTGGGAAATATACTGCTACTCCACAAACTCCCGCGTTAAAAGATATTGAATTGGAATTTAAGAACCAGCCTAACAATAACATAGCAATATGTGAACCGGATAAAGGCAGAGGTGGTTCAACAGCTATGATATTTATACCTGGTATGAAGGCAACATTGGAAGGATCTGTGAAATGGGCAAAGGCTATTTATAATACAAAATTTAGAAATAATACTAAAATATCTAAAATTATTTGTATCAAAGGACCAGATAACGATTATCCCACATATAGTGCATCCAAAAGCGACACGGACGGGTTATCCAAAGATACTTTTACGGGAATTCAATCGTTGTATATTGTCGCACATTCTAGTGGGGTGTGGACTGCTAATTATATTTTAAATACATTGTATGAGATTTTGAAGAATATGCAACCAATTACATATGTAATATTAGATAATGATTTTTTTAGTACAGATAAACAAGTGACTAGTTTGAACGGTTCCCGAAGTGATGGTAAATATGTATATACGATTGGTGGAAGTAAATATGATAATTTTAATATGAAATTATATTATGTTTATTCGTTTAATATCTCTAATAAAGAAATTAGGTCTTGGTATACCAAAAACAACCCGGATGATCCTAATAGATTCTTAGGAATAAATAAAATTGCAGTGCCATTGAGTTCGAACGATCATTTTGTATTGCATTGCCAACTAGTTAATACACAGGCATCGAATGTCTATGTTAAATCTGTAAATGAAGTATCATCTGGTAATGTATGTAATGAGTACATAGATTATGTGCATAAAAACAGGGACACTGCGACACAACCTCAAACATTAACTACTAGCACAATAAAAGAAAATTTAGATAAAATATATAATGAGTCCACTACAAACGGTGGGATATTAAGCAAGCTATCTAGATATATATATGATGGAACGTCTAGCAGTATACCCGAAGAATTATCCGTAGGTCCAGAAATTAGATCTTTTATTAATGATGATAAGGCTGGGCGTCAAGTGTATGATAAATTTATAGATAAATATTTGACGAACTCTAATATGAGCCAAGATGACATAAAATTATTTAAAATACTGTTTATGAAGTATGGGGAAGGATATGATGATTTAGAAATAATTGCGAATTATGGTGCATATTATTTATTATTTTTATTACCTACTTTGTTTGATATTTCGAACATAAAAGATATTTCTGATTTATCCTCGAAATTTATATCTATATATGAGGTGGTAATGAAAGATGTTAAAAAAGTAAATAACCATAAATTTGTTAATGATAAACGAATAATATTTTATCATCATAGTCCTAGAATTGGTTCATATAATAATGAATGGGAGACTACTAGAAAAATTAATAATGATGGGTCGGTATATTCTAGTTATTTTAGACCCACAGATTCTACCAATAACGAAGCACCTTATTTTAACAGTATTAAAGAAATATTTAATGAAAAAAGACTAACATTCATTAAAGAAATTTATATTCCTTTTTTAAAACATATAAATAAAAATATATTAATGCCACTCAAAAATTATTATGTAACCGAATACTATAAAGTAGTTGATAACATATTACTAGGCGGATACCGAAATTCTTGGGCTGATAAAGATTTTAGACAAACTATATCAGACAAGTATGGTAATGGAAATATTAATAATATAACTAAATTAGTTACAGAGTATGTTAACAAAAAAATAATAGATCCAATATTTTGGACGGATGGTGAGTATGAAAAAAAATTAAAAGAACCGTTGTATTATAATGCTGGTGTTACTAAATCATACGGTGCGGTAATGGATTTACTAAAAAATGATTCTGTTTTAGATGTAAAACGGTTGACAAACAAGTACACTGTTGCGATGAATAGTATTAATGGTAATGGGCTGAATGTTATAGCTGGATTTCACTTAGAATCAGATTTTAAAAATAAATTCTCTTATGCATATCAGATGTTGCATTCTATGATTAATATGCCGGGTGCTGTTGGAAATGTTATTGCTAAAGCGGTGGGAGCTGATATTAATTTATCATTAGATACTGAAAAATCTCCGAGTAAATTGGGTACATTTAATCTTTCAAATGATACGGTAATTACCCCAGAAGAGGCATTGAAAATAAAAAGAAGTAGAAATCTTAAAAATGAGTTTAAAATAAATTTCGATTTTTATACTGGTAATACACCACCTACATTCAGAAGAATATTAATAAATTCAGAATTTTTTAGAACTACGATGTTAAATAATAAAACCATATTGGATGGTGTTGCAAATATATTAAAACGTGTTAATAGAGCACTATCATATTATTGGAATCTTGAAATATACTATGATGAGAGTAGGAGATCATACTATATTGCAGATGCAAATACTACCGCAAATACACCTCCGGAGATATACGAATTTAAAATATATAGCAATTCCCCAGACGACCATTTAGTAAAGAGTATATCATTTTCTACTAAGACTAGCGTATTGGCTGCGGTTAATACATTTTTTGCAGCTACAAAAAGTAATAATGAATCCGGTATAATAGGACTAGGAAATGAAGTTATTTTCGATGGTTTATATAGAAAAAATACTGGGGTAGTAGTAAAAGATATGTTTTATACGGATATAAAAAAAGATGACAGTATGTCGATTGATTTGCAAAAATTATGCGACGAGAGTGCGTTAAATTTGTATAATTCACATTTACAGCAATTTTTTGCAAATAAAATGTTAATATTCTTACCGATTCCGTTTACATATAAAATAGATGGAAAATCGGCAACCATAAATAGATGGGATGCTCCTAGTAATCTTAATATTAAAACTGCGTCCAAAACATCTGATACACCTGATAATAAATCTAAAAACGAGGATACCAAAAAAATACAATTATATGGGGATGCTGGATTACGTATACTGTTAAATAAAAAAATATATCGAGATGACACCGATATTATTTCTATGATTGTTCCTATTGAAATGGAAATAGAGATACTAGGAATATCTGGTATAAATATTGGAGAATGTTTTACTATAGATTATATGCCTGAAGTATTTAAGAAAACTGGATTATTTTTTGTTTCTGGTGTATCTCATTCCGTGAGTAATAATATATGGACTACAAAATTAAAAGCATCGTTCAGAATAATTCCAAATGTGAAGGGCTAAAATGGGTAATATTTCAACTTTTCCATCAATAACACCTATAGATGATTATGTAATAGACACATTAAAAATAAGATTGTACGACAGAAATTATATGACAAAATGTGCTCCATTCATACGTATGATTTCGGGTGTATCTATTGATGATAAACGTGCATCTATAGTGGGAGTATCTAATATATTTGAAAAATATTCCAATACATATGATTTGTCGATACAAAATTTGTATGATAAAAAAACATATAGACCCTATGCCGGAATTGAAAGTATAAATGTGGATTTTAAAAATAAATTTGGTAGTATAAAAAAAGTAACTGTGAATTGGATATGTAATAGTTTATCGAATTTACAGGAACTCGCACCATATTTTTTAACTCAGGCATATTCAATTTATATTGACTGGGGGTGGATAACACCAGTTTTTACTGCCGACGATGCATTGTTTAAAACTTTAGCGTCTACTGAAAAAAATATAAATTTTAATGCAAGTATACCTACGGTTGACAGTATCATAAATACTTCTGTAAATTTTAGAAAAAATTTTTTAGACTATAAATTGGGATTTAACAAGAAAACCAATGGTAATTATGACTGTTTAGTAGGAATAGTAACTAATTATACTGTAACTTTGAAAGAAGATGGTTCATATTCTTGTGTAACTGAAATAACAAACGGCGGTATTGTCGCCGAAGGTCAGTCAGTAGATATGACTGCAAATGAATTGAAAAAGGAAGCAACTGCAAAATATTTGCAATCAATTAAAGATTATTTTCAAAAATCATATTATTCTAAGATAGTTAATGATGTTAATCTATACGGTGGTGCAGATGGAGATGATGTTTTTGTATTTATTACGAATGAATCTTTTTATGGTGCGTTAGTTGGTAATAAACTAGTTGATGCTAATGATTTTAATACTAATATCACCAAGTTCAAGCAAACAAATCCAGTATTTATTAGTTGGGGGTATATAGAAGACCATATTTTACCAGCACTGTTTAATATAAAAAAAGATGGTGATTCGGATGTTATAAAATTTGATAGTAAAGATTCTGTGATAGGTTACCACCCGGCACTCAGAAGCACTGATTTCTCAGTATGCCTCATTGCTACTAGAAATGTTCTTGATATATATTCAAAAAATATGATATCCGGTGATTTACAACGTCGTATATCTGTAGAACGTACAAACGAATATCAAAAGCAAGTTGCCGGTATAACTGCAAAGGAGGCATCTGTTATTGCGGATATCGATAAACAAAAATCGAAAGTAGTAAAAGAAATATATGATGGAACGGCAAAATCATTTATTAAAAAATTACAATCGTTGTATTATGACGATTTTTGGTTGACATCCATTATTTCCGATTTCTCTAATTATATACGAAACACACCCGGAAAGAGTATAATTGAGACAACTCCTAGATATGATAATATTGGTACAAAAATCACTAGTGAAGACCCAGAATATACTGAGCATACCAACAACTTATTTGTTTGTATTACCACTATGAGAAAATTAAACTACCATTATAAAAATATTAGTCCTACAGGAAATGGTGATACTGAATTTTATACGATATATGCAAATGCACAAAAATCATCCACTCAAAATACCAACTTACGAATAGGAAATATTGAAAAAGATATTAAAAATCCAAAAAAAGAATACAGTTTTTCTTACAATGGCGATTTATTTAAAACTAAAGATATCGATTCTATTAAAAAATCAATAATAGAGTATCTTAGTCATATAAACACAGTGTTAGGCACTAAATTACCAGAAACAGATTCCGATATATTAAAAATAAAAAATAATAATGTACATCAGGAACTTGCATTATTGATGTATAAAATTCCAAGTGAACACCCCAATATCGAAAGCAGATACTTACAGGAATTTTATAGATTTTGTAAATTTACGATGTCGATGAAATTGTACGCATCGTCGTTGAAGTACAAAAATACAGACGATGTGATAAATCAATATGAAACAATTATAAAGTTATTATTAAATACTAATTTAAACACTGATGATCAATCAGTATTATCAGAGTTTGTTTCTAAATATAATCTCTGTGTAAGAGAGATAGAAAAATCGATGCCAGGATATGTCCTAGGAATACCGTACAATATAATACATCTCCGTAATGTATATACTAGATTTGACATTTGGAATGATTTGTTGGAATCATTACCATCCATTATCAAGGTGGTTACCGACGAGGAATTGTATGGTATATATGTAAATGTTGAAAAATTCAATAAGTTAAACACGGATACTAAAAAACCTATCAAAATTACAAAAAGTAATGATGCTTTAAAATCATTTGTAGATACGGATGGTAATGCATTTTTAATTGATATTGTTGCTACTAGTTTATGCAAAAATTTAGTTTTACTTTATAAATTTCTGTATCAAGAGGTGGATGCTGATTCAAAAGTAGCAGATACAAACGAGCAAGCTAATGCTGAAAAAGAAAAAATAAAGGCACAGGCACAGGCACAAAAACAAAATCTATTCAATTCTTATTACGGTATAAATTTATTAGGTGCCGGAAATATAGCATCTATGCCATTTACATTCGGTATACCAGGTAGAGAATATGATACTGATGTCAGACGCATATTAATTAATGCTACTGAATTTAGAGATTGTATATTAGAAAGTGAAACTGTATTGGATGGTATAGTGAAATTATTTAATAAAGTTAATAATTCAGTTATTAAATATTGGAATTTGAATGTGGTATGTGATGATAACGGGGTATATAAAGTGATAGACACCAATACAGTATCATACAATACTACCGAAAAACAAAAATTATATTCTTTTAGTGTATTTGACGATGAAAATACTTTAATAAAAAATAT